TTGTATAACCTAGTAAGTGTTGTGTTTGTTATGTGTCTTATTATACATACTTATCGGCATTTGTCAATAGCTGTCTGTACTTATTCTGTAAAATAACCGAAGTTTTTTGTTCGATATTTAACGGCGTAAATTTTCGCGTAAGCGCGGGGGTGGTGTAAACAAAATTCAAAAGTTGCCAAATATTATGTCTTGTCCAATGTTTCCAGACTGAACCTAGATAGATACATAGCCGCCAACCAAACCCCTGTAAAGTCGTCGCCCAGCTTGCCAATCCCCGTATTGCAAGCCTCGCAGATCCAGCCCCTAAATTCATTTGTTTCATGACAATGATCCAGCACCAATGATTTCACTGGAACCTGCCCGCAACATTCGCACCTTTCAGGTATCGCCGGCGCGGTCTTTTTTAATTCTTTGCGCAGTTGTGTTTGTTCTTTTATACAGGCCCGACACCTAGAATCTAAATTGTCCTTGTAATGTATATGTTTAGGAAAATCCGCCCTTGCCTTTTCTCTGCCACAAATCTTACACTTCTTTGTTTCCATTATCGGCCCTCATGCGTTCTTCACAACGTTTGATTGTTTCTTGTTGTTCTTCTTCAGTCATGGTTCTCCAATCGGCTATTTCAGCCCTAGTTCTACCACATCCCACACATAGTTGTTTATTGTTTATACTACAATGACCTGTACATGGTGATCTCATAAATTTAGCCCCCTTATACATTATTATAGTAAATGGCCCTCTTTTCTGCTAAAATTATCGTGTATTTCTCTTTCAAGGTGTATATCATTATATACAATGTTAAATTTTAAACGGAGCAAGTCATGATAGAATCAGAACTGAACACAAAAGCAACTGCTAAGTTACAAGAAGAAATCGAACAAGAACTGGCTGCAAACATACCAGATCCCCCACAAGGGGCGGCGGCAGCGCTAGGACCAGAGGAATTACAACAGGATGATGAAGACGATGAAGATACCCAAGGGGATGGATGAACAAAAAGTTGTTGATACTATATTAAAGATATCCAAAAAGCTTGCGCACAAATATACGTTTGCTTCTTACGAAGTTGAAGATATAGAACAAGAGGCGTTTTTGATTGGGATTGCGGGTCTTGAAAAATATGACCAAGGGCGGCCTCTTGAAAATTTTATGTATGTGCATATTAATAATAGGCTAAAAACCTTCAAAAGAGATAATTACTATAGATTAGAACATGGGGCGGCTGAAAAAATACAAAAGTCCAAAAAAGACATTCTAGAGCCGCTTGACATACAAGAATTGTATCATATTGCAACAGGCGATACAATTAGTGAAGATGCGGAACTTTCTGAAATACTTCAAAAAATAGATGACAGGCTTCCATCCAATATGCGTAGTGATTATCTTAAATTAAAAAATAATGCCTCACTACCTAAAAGTAGAAAGGCCAAAGTTGTGGCTTTTATACAAGAGATTATAGAAGAGGGCGAATACGATGAGTGAATTTAAAAGGGGCAGGTTCTCGTTTGAAGAAATGGCCTTTATCGAGCAGAATTGCGAGGTTCTTTCTCCTGAAGCCATCGCAAAAGAATTAAACCGCGACCCCGGCTCTATTAGTGATTGGATCAAAAAGAAAGTAGGCTTTTCTGCAAAGCAAAAGAAAGAGGCGGCTGTCGCTAACGAACTCAAGCAAAAACCATACTTCAAAGAGCTATCAAATCAATTTACGCCAGAGGAGTTGGAGATGTTCCAGTTCCACTTCAAAAAGATGTGGAGCCAATTCAAAGACGATGTGTTTCACACGGAGGAAATGCAGATAATTGATACAATCAAGCTAGAAATACTAATGAATAGGATTCTAAAGTCTCAACATGAGAATCAACAAGATATTATAGCAAATGAAAGAATTGTGCAGAACGAAAAGGCGCGAGACAAAGATCAGCGCGATGTTGATCTAATTATGAATATAGAGCGCCAGATTGCGATCCTACGAGCTTCACAGGAAACCCTTAGTAAAGACTACAAGGATCTGCAAGCGCGCAAAGCTACAATGCTAAAGGATCTAAAAGGCACAAGAGAGCAACGAATCAAAGCTATCGAGGACTCTAAGATGACATTCGCTTCGCTTGTGAAAAAATTAGCTACAGATCCACAGTATCGAAATGATATAGGGGTCGAGATGGAAAAAATGAGACTAGCGATGGAAATAGAGAAAGAACGACTTTCTGATTATGTACAATACGAGGACGGTATCGTGGACCAGCCGTTTTTAACACCAGAAACACTAAAGGAACAAGAATGAAGGCTATTATATTTGGAATAACAGGACAAGATGGAAGTTATCTCGCAGAACTCTTACTAGAAAAAGGTTATGAAGTAGTTGGTATAACCAGACGAGTTAGTGTCCCCACATTAATTAGAATTACTCACATCTTGCCCAAAATAAAAATAATCGAAGGAGACATTACGGATGCGTTCAGTGTTAGTAATGTAATCAAAGAAGAATCTCCTGACGAGATTTACAATCTTGCTGCTCAATCTCATGTTGGGACGAGTTTCAAACAGCCAAGCTTGACTTGGGATGTAACCGCTGGTGGAGTGCTGAATATTCTAGAGGCAATTAGATATTCGGGCAGAAAAGACGACATTAAGTTCTATCAAGCCAGTTCTAGCGAAATGTTTGGTAAGAATTATAATCTGCGAGAAGGATTTGCAGAGATGATTAAATATCAGGATGAAAAGACGCCTTTCATGCCGCAGAGTCCATACGCTATCGCAAAACTAGCGGCGCATCATCTTGTGCGTAATTATCGAGACAGTTATGGGATTTTTGCTTGTAGTGGCATTTTGTTCAACCATGAAAGCGAAAGGCGGGGTGAAAAGTTCGTAACAAGAAAGATTACCAAGTGGATTGGTGAATTTGTGACTTCTGGTATGGATAAAGATTTTCCTGCGCTACGATTGGGTAATCTAGACGCAAAACGAGATTGGGGTCACGCAGAGGACTATGTGCGAGGCATGTGGGAAATGGTACAGCACGAAACGCCAAACGACTATGTGGTGGCTACGGGCGAGACTCATTCGGTTAGAGAGTTTCTAGATATAGCCTTCAAGCATATAGGAGTTGATGATTGGGATGAATTTGTGGTGATTGACCCAGAATTTTATCGTCCAGCAGAAGTAGACTATTTATTGGGAATACCGACGAAAGCAAACCGTGTTCTAGGTTGGAAACCTGAGATTTCATTTCAGCAATTAGTAGAAAGAATGGTGGATAGCGATGTCGAAGCGGAGGGACTACAACGACCCGATTTACAAAGAGTTTAGACTGTCAGTCTTAAAAAGAGACAAATTTACTTGTCAAATGTGTAAAAAGAAAGGGAAACGCGAAAGATTGAATGTTCACCACATAATAAAGTGGTCATCAGCGTCCTCTTTAAGATATGATGTTGATAACGGTATAACGCTTTGTAGCGCGTGTCACAAATCTATAACAGGCAAGGAGACACACTACGCCTCCTATTTCACACAGCTAATAAACAAAAAGAGGTAAATATGTTTGGAAAACAGTTTAAAGATGAAGATACTGATCATGAAGCTCCAGTAGTAAAAACTTTTGGAGACGGTATTTCCGCTAGTAGTCCTGATCCAGCCCCTGAAGAAAAGAGCGATCCGGTTGTGGTCAGAAGAATGATTACATCTGAAGATCAGCAAGAGGTTAAAGACAAGTTTAAGAAACTCATGAGTGAAAATTCAGAAATACCGATAACATGCATTTCGTGCGACATTCAAACATATTATCACTTGGCTTCTGTTTTTCCAAAATACAAAAGTGAAATTAGATGGCAAAATTTAAGACTAGACTATAAATGATACCACAGTATAAAGTAATAAAAGACACAAGAGAACAGGACGGGTGGTTCTTCTCTCCGTATGATAAGTGCGCTGGCATGGAAGTCGGAACCCTTAACACCGGAGACTATACCCTTCAAGATTTTGAAGACGTTGTATGCATAGAAAGAAAAGGCTGCACCTCCGAAATTGCGATGAATCTTGGCAGAAAGAAGAAACCTTTCCAAGCTGAGATGGAGCGTATGAAAGACTACCCGTTCTCTTTTATTATTTGTGAGTTTTCAATGGACGATCTTTTGAAGTATCCAGAAAATTCAAAAGTACCCATGAGGATGAGACCCAAGGTAAAAGTGACCGGAAAGTATTTATTAAAATGTGTTGTGGAGTTCCAGATATGGTATGACACAAAGATATTATTTTGTGGAAATAAACAGAACGCTTTTGTAGTATGCAACAGTATATTCAAAAGACTTAACGAATTATTTCATAAGGAAAAAGATGTCAAACGTTAGAGATAGTATTGGAGAAATACATAACTACGGAATTGATGTTAAAAATAGGGAGATTTACTTACATTCAGCCAAAGATAATGGCGAAGACGATCCCGGTGTAGACTATCGGATGGCTATAAACTTTCTAAAGAATATAAGACATCTGGACTCTTTAAGCAATAATGAAATAAGAATAAATATGCAAAGTATCGGAGGCGGCTGGCAAGCTGGCATGGCTATATACGATGCGATACAGTCTTGTAAGTCATATGTTACTATTGTGGCTTATGGACAAGCTGAGTCAATGAGCGGCATAATACTACAGGCGGCTGACAATAGATTGATGTCGTCACACTCGCATTTTATGGCACACTTTGGTTCTACAGATTGTAGTGGAGATTATTTAAGCGCTCAAAAATGGGCAGAACTAGATAAGCAAAACTTAGAGATAATGTTAGACATATTCGCTACAAAGTGTCAAAAGACTGGCAAATACTTCAAGGAAAGAAAATACAATGTGTCAAAAACTAAGGCACACATAAAAAGGAAGATGAAAGATGGAGATTGGTATCTTACTGCGAGCGAAGCGGTGCAATTTGGATTTGCTGACGGAATAGATAATGGTAAATAATCAACAAAAATTACAAGACGCTTGGCTGGGCATAGAAGTAGATGAAAGCTCTCTGTTTAATCCTATGGATTTTATCATGGAGGGTGCAGACAAGGATCAGCTAATTGAAAGAATAGCTTGGCTGATGATGCGTCCTGAATACTTTTCTTTCGCTTCTAAATATGTGTTAAATATTGACTTAGCTCCTATGCAGTCATTATTACTATATGAGATGTGGAATAGAAAGTTTCCAATGCTTATAGGCACTAGAGGTATGGGCAAATCTTTCATACTTTCTGTATATCCTCTT